TCCTATCAGGTGCTAATGGGCGTGTTTGCACACGTCTTCCAAGCCACCCTTAGAAGTAAGGGGGTGGTATCCGGTCTTACTAGAGACCGGCATTTGTGGAAATTCTTATCTGACACAATGAACCCACAAAGTACAATGTGGGAACACCTTAACGATGGTAGGGTGTACGGATTAAGCACAGACTTATCCGAAGCGACCGATTATGGAAATCGGCACATTGCCAAACAGATTTGGATGGCATTGATCACCTTAGCAAGGTGTCATACCAAGTTCCCAACGGGACTTGCTTATCTCGCAATGAATTTATATTGCGGGAAGAGGTTTGCTTTTGTTCCTGTAAAAGGGGGTTACAAACTTCACACAACCACCCGTGGGTGGTTTATGGGTGATATGATGACAAAAGTCATACTCACCATAGCGCATGATTATTCTATGCGCTTGTATGGACTTAAGGTCTATACTCTCGTCGGCGACGACGAGATCGCGCTGTCTAATGACCCAGCGCGATTGAGAGCCCATTTAAGTGGGCTCCAGGCTATGGACTTTAAAGTCAGTCTCGACGACACTTTTATTAGTAGTCGTCTCCTCTTCTATTGTGAAGAGGGTGCGTTGGTTCCTCAGAAACCAACGGATGCACTTCATGTTGCTATGAGGCGCAATGATAAATTCAGCTATTTGGATTATCCCAGACTACGCTTGTTGTTGTCTGAATCGTCGGAAACCGACAATTATAGCATGACCAATATTGGTCGCTTTACCCTACTTGGAAAAGAAAGTAGGTGGGTGAATGCGGTGAACGCATCCGCCAAGGAAGCTTTTGAGATAGCTTCTCTACTGCAGCACATAATCGTGCCACAGGATTCGGACACTTTGTGTCCGTTTGTCCCCCTAGAAATAGGGGGAGATGGGGCATATATAAATGACCCTCATTTCCTTAAACGTGTTGTACACGATAAGGCTAGAGATCCTCGTGAGGTTCTCTATAGAATGCAATCCTTGATGGATAGCACCTTTTCCCACAAGTTTGTGAGAAGTGAACGACATAACGAAGTCGTTCACAAGCACCATTTAATGATGCCTGTCCTTAATGAATTAAGGAAATACCTCCCGGAGGAGGCAGTGTTAACGCCTAAAGACGCAACACAGCGTTTACTAATAGAAAGTATACGCATCAGAGG